GGTCCTAAGTTATACACCCAACAAACCAAAGCATCAAACTGACACTGATCAAGTGGCACTTCGACCATACTATTTATATAGCCTTCGTACTCAGGCATTTCTTCTTTAAGAAGGTTTTCTGCCTCGTCTTGGTTTATCTTATCGCCCTCTTTTACATCTTTTATGTGTCCGTAGCCTATTGTCCAAACCCCTACGGAGTCTTGGTAGCTTTCTAATCTACAACCCTCGTAGTTTTTTATTAAAGATATACCTTCTTCAGATATGTTCATTTTAGTCATCTTTGTTTGGTGTATTGGATGCTCCAAAGTAAAAACTAATAATAGCTGACGCTAAACCACCTAGGTATCCGAGAACCAGATTGATCAAAGCCTCTGAGTTCTGTTCGGGGGGCTGGATGGTGACTAAAAATATATAACCCATAAAACCACCAATAACAGCAATACCGATAATTCTGGCCGTCCAATCTTTAGAAAAAGTTGTTCTAGCGTTTTGGGTGTCTTGTACTTCTAGTTTAAATACATCTACCTCTAATTCTTTCATTTTAAGTTCAAACTCAGTTTCAGCTTTTTTCAGCTCAAGCATTTGTTCAGGTGTGGCGTTGTCTATAGCTTTTTGTATTTCTTTAGGTTCATTCTTACAACCCAATACATCTGCAATCATGTTTGCAGCCATACCGCCCATCGGTCCGCCTAAAGCTGTTCCGAGTGTCGGGGCTACTGATCCAACTAAATTTTTAAGTAGTGCTTTCATATATCCTCCAAAGTAAATATTTTTAAAGGCTCACTAATACCCTTAACTTCTATTGGTTGTAATGATTTTAGCTCAAAATTACAATTTTTTGCAGTCTCCTCTGCAATTATTAAATCTTTCCCTACAGTCTTACAGCTAGATTCACACCTAGCAGCAATATTTACAGCACTTCCTATAGCGCTATAATCAAATCTTGTATCGCTACCCATATTGCCTATAACTGCTTCTCCTGTATTGATACCGATACCTATAGATACACCTACATCCGATTCAGCAAATTGTTTTTGTATTTCTTTTGCACACTCTACGGCTGCTTGTTCGTGATTTTCTAAATCTATAGGAGCGTTAAATATAGCCATCATTGCATCGCCTATATATTTATCTACCATACCCTCGTACTTTTTAACTGCGTCTGATTGGATAGTGAGAGCTTGATTCATAATTTGAGTCACTTGTTCGGGATCCATATGCTCACTCATCGCAGTGAAACCGCGTACGTCAGTAAATAGAAAGGTACATCTTTTCTTTTCTCCGCCTAACTTAAGTAAACTGGGATCAGATTGCAAAGCCTTCACTTGTCTAGGATCTAAATAGTGTTCAAATTGTTTCTTAATCTGCTGCCTTAACTTGTATTGTTCTCTGAACTTTAAATAATAAGAAACGCTACCAACAATAAATTGACTGATAAGTGTCCAAGTCACGTCAATTAAAACGCCATTTTTTATGGTGTATATTCCGCTAATAACAACTACAACTAAACTTGCAGATAGACCTATCAAACCTACAGTCATACTAAGTTTTTGAGTCAAGTACCAAGCCAGTAAAATAAATGTTATGAATATTAAAAGCTCTGCTGCTAGGTGCCATTCGGGTATTTTAGGAGAATTTGGCAATAAAATTGATTCAGCTAAAGCCGCTTGTAAGTGATGTGGATTCATCAGACCGTTGGCTGTAGGCACTTGTGGTAGTATTCCGCCTCCGCTTGTACCAATAATTACATACTTATCTTGAGCTAATCTAATATCACTCAAATTAATAATAGGAGTATCTACGTAGCTTACCCATTTACGCATCAACGGATCTACTGATATAGGTGGGAGTGATGGTATACGTATTTCACCATCAGTCATATTTATAATGTAGGTGTCCTGACCTGTAAGCTGTTTGAGTATCTCTATAGCAAAGCTTGGAGCAAATCCATCAGGAGTTCGTAGCAGTAATGGTATTTGTCTTACTAAACCATCTACATCCGTTGGTGCTGATGCCACGCCTTGAGATGCGTAATTTTTGAGTATGTCAATATTTTGTATCACGCCTCTGGCTTGAAAGCCCCCACCTGTATCTTCGCCCAAAACAACTGTACCTACCGTTGGAGGATAACTTTTGTTATCGTTTTCAAACATCGCCAATACAGAAGGACCGTAGCTCAAAGCCTGAGCAAACGCTTCGTCTCCACCCAATCTATCTGGTTGCGGAAACGTAAACGCCCAGGCTTGTCCAAAGCTGCCAGCCTCTAAAAGTTCTATTTGTATCTCAGCCAATCTTTCACGCGGTAAAGGCCAACCCCCTTCTTTTTCTATATCTTCTTCGTTAATATCAAGAATTACAAAATTACCTGTAGGTTCTTGTTGAGAAACAAATGTATCAAAAGTTTTTAGTTTTAGTATTTCAAGCGGCGTAAATTGCAAAGCGAGGGGCGCTATTAAAATTGCAAAAAGGATTGGTAAGATTAACCTTTTCATCAGCTACCCTGTTTGATGGTAATTGTATTAGACGAGCCACCATTTACTTTAACTACGTTCTCTACGCCATTTTGAAAAAGAACCAAGGTATAAGCGCTAGATCCGTCTAAATCTAGTCTAAAAGTATCTCCTACTGATCTTCTAATACTAATCATTTGGCCTGTAATTATTGTTGTAATCTGAGTGTCTTTATCTTGACCTATATCTGTACCAGCTATTGTAATACCAGTAGCAAGCTTACTGAGTTGATCTTCCTCGTCATCAACAGCAAGAGCGTCAATAATATTTAACAAATCCTCAAGAAAATTTACGTCAAGGTAGTTTATATCTAATTCTGTAAATTCTAAGTCTGCTTCATTATCTAAAAAATCTTCTGCTAAGAAATCTATATCTAGGTCTGCAAAGTCTAAATAATCCGCTGTACCAACCTGTTGTTGTTCCTCAGAAAAATCTTGACGTTCATCTGGAGGATTTACTATTAACATGTTATCAATAAACTCAAGAGATATATCTAAGATTACAGGTTTAGATGGTGCTTGATTGTAAGTCATCGCGGTAGTCGCTTGATATGCTTGGTTTAATATAACTTGTCCCATAGCCGTTTCAACCACTATCTCCCCACTAGGATTGCCGTTTTCATCGGGTAAAAGTATGACAAGAGAACTGCCAGTTTCAGGAGTGGTCGTTATTGTAAAATCCGTACCTCTTACATACACGTCAGCGCTTGGCGTTTTTATACGTATGGCTTTTTTATTGTTAAATTTACCTGTAACAAACCTGGCCGTTCCAGACGCAAAACGCAAAGCCATTTCACTTTTTGCTGGGTTAGGATCGTATATGTAAGAGTTGATTACCAACTTACTATGGTCCATCACCCTAACAATAGTATCGTCTTCAAAGGTAATAGCGACGCGACCAGCTTCTGTTTTGACGTTGTCCATCTGCTGAATTGGAAAAGCCAACTCAGCCCCGTAAGGTTTGTCTCTAACTACTTGCGCGTTGCCTTTAAGTTCACTTATGTTTCCAATACTAACAAGAGGTGCTTCCGCCCTGATCGTTTTGGATAACACAAACTGAGCTAGCAGTAGAACCAACGCTAATAATCTTAAGCCAATCATTGTCTAATGTACTCTGTTGTTGAATATTAAAAGTTCTATTACTGCCTGTGTGGTCTAACCAAAAATATCCACCTGCGTAACCATCTCCATCATATGTGACAGTATTGTCTGAACCGTCAATATCCATGTAGTTTGTAGCACCATCTATATCTATTGCAGATGTGATACTGTTACTTGAACCATTAATAATCCAATCAAGATCAAGAGTGCTTGCTAAAGCAACTGTAGCCTGATTAAGAGTAAAGGTATTACTATTACCAGTAACATCAACATTTACATTAGATGAGTCAGCACCGTAGGTGTTAGTCTTATCCGTATTCATGTTGAACGTATTACTGTTGCCATCAAATTCAAAGAAGCCAGTATATGAATCTGCGGTGATGTCACCTAAGAACTTGTTACTGTCTCCGATTTGATTTATATCCAAGGTCATAGCAGTACCGTCTAAATCAAGAGCCGTCATAGTACCTGCAACAGCATCAATACCTCCAATTATGTTGCCAGAACCAAGTTGTTCTAAATCCATATTTGAATTTGAAGATCCTGAACTTTGATCAACAAATATTTCGTTGTCTGCTGCAAAAAGAGGGGCAGACATAATCATAATAATTAAAAGTTTTTTCATTCTTTTAACCTCCAAAAGTTATTTTCTAAGCCCTGTTTGATTGTTTCTGCAACTGCCGTCTCGATAGCCATTTGCAAAGCAATACTGGTTGGCTCATTTTTAACCGCGCCCCCTTCTAATTCTACCAATTCTGTATTGTCTGATACAAATCTAAATACGTCGTTATCCAACGATGCAGACAGTACAGTTTTAGTAACCAATACTTCAAAAAGCACTCTACCAGTGCTTACTGAAACTGTTCTTAGGCTTACAGTAAGTATGTCTTCTCTAAACTGACGAGACATACCTATACCTAAATTCCTAGCTCCCATACCTCCAGAACTGATATTTGCTTGGTAAGATAAAACCCCACCAGTCATGATCATGTCGCCAAACTTTAATGGCATTAGCTTTTGTTCTTCGTCAAATGTTTCTCTAGTAGATCTAATCAACTGTCTTTCTTTGGTGACTGCGTCTAAAGATACTCTTTCTACTACATCAAAAAAGTTAGAGTGTTTGAGTGCGCGTATCAGGTAAGCGTGTGGTGCTTGAGTTATAGCCGTACTAAATGTAGCGTATTTGGAGTTAGATCTACGCTGTCCTGTCTGATCTTTAAAGCCGTCTGGGTATACTGCAATGACTGGTTTTCTTATAGGTTCACCTATTTCAGATAAATCCGTATATAAAGATTCTACAGTCGCTTTTTGTACGTTTTCAAATGGTGGTAAATTGTTCGAAAGGGGATCAATCATTAGCGTACAGCTAGAAAGTGAAACCGCCAATGGGAACAATAACCTCTGTAACATTGCCGTCTTCATCAGTAATAGTAACTCTTACTTCCTCATCTGTAATTTCATATTCTATAGTGTTGCCATCCAGTTCCATAGATCCACTTTTACTGGTTTCTTCACCAAATAAAGATGCTTCTATTTGCCTTGCAAGATTAGCATATATTCTGCTAGTCAGGTTTCTCATAAACCTTGCTTCAACAGTATTGGTCTTTTCCCTTTCAAGTTCATCCCTTAAAGCCTCTATTTCATCTTTTATAGCCTGTTTGCGGTTAGTTTCTTGATTTTCAATAGTAAGATAATGACTAGAAGTACCAACTCCACTAAACGAGGGGTTTTTAAATTCATGAACCATATCGTCAGCTTGTACGGATAAAACAACAAACATAACAATTATCATAGAAGCTATGAGTATTATTTCGTCAGGTCGTTTAGGAGCCATCAATCTTTCCTCTGATCGTCTCGGTCTGCTTTTGCAATCTTGTTACTGTCTATTAGCTGCGGTACACCTAGTATGGTTTTTATAAGTGTATCTTGACGTATTATCTCGTTATCAAGAGATCTAACCCTATCTATAAGAGCAACCAAGATACCATGTTGTGAGTCCAGTTTAGTGCCTAGCCTTTGTTCCATCTGCTCTATTTGATCTGCTACTTTATCGTCCAAAACATCAAGCTTAGTCTCCATACCGTCAATAATACGGTTTATGAGTTTCCATATAAAAAATCCTAGACCTAACGCAGCAGCTATTGGGAAGCCAACTTCGTTAATAAATTGAACTGCTTGGTCCATTAGTCTATTGGATCGTGAAGACCTTTCTCTATAAGAATGTCTCTGTTACGCATGTGTTCAGATTCAACATCTGCTTTTGATTGGCCGTGATAGGCTACAGCGAGATGACACTGTATCATAAGTTTGTTTATATTAACGTCATCAACTACGACGTCACCTAAAACTCTGCCAAACTTTCCTCTAGAGTCTTTTAGTTTAGTTTGTATTACTATTTTTTCTCCATCTTCAACTGCTTCTTTCAAGAAAGCCGCAGCCATTTTTCCTCTAGCCTTCTCATCCAGGTTACGAGTACGTGACTCGGGAGTATCAATACCATATAAACGAACGCGAGACTTATAAAGGATGTCAAAGCCAAGATCCAAAACAACATCGATGGTATCTCCATCGACAACTTTTTCAACCTTGCAATTGTATTCATACATTAGATGTACCTAGTAGCTAGAATACATGTGATCATTACTGGGTATATACCCCAAATAAGAGCTTCTAGTCTTTTAAATTTTGCAGATCCTTCATCAAGTCTTTTTTCTATATACTCAAACCTGATAGCAGATTCTCTTTCGTATACTTTTAAAGAAGTTAAATCAGAATCATTTGCACTCATTTTTTATCCTTAACTCTTTTTGTAGTGTAAGCTTCATTAACGTCTGGAGTTGATTCATCATCACCTACAAACTTACCGTCTTCATCTCTGGCTCTAACCTTTACTTTTTTAGTGCCAGTTACTTTATCTACTAATTTACCCCACCACTTCATTATTTATCCTTGGCCTTACCAATATTTAAAGCTAGAAGATCTATTATTTTATAGATCTTTGATAATAATTTATCTCCTTGAGGAGTTGGTGTAACCGCAGCTACAAGTGAAGCTATAGCTATAATAGCTGTTACCCACATAAATAAATTAATCCACATCATCGTTATCTCCTTCTTCTTTAAGAACTTCATCTGCTACTTCTTTTGAAGCTTCAACAAAAGCGTTTTGAAAAACTGACATACTAGCAGCTACCTGATCTAGTTGAAACTTAAGACTAGCTTCTTTGTTTCTTAAATCTAGTAATTGCGAGTGTAAGTATTTTTGTTGATCTGACAACTCTGATACTTTTACTTTTTTATCGTCTATAAAGACTACGGCTTCTTCGGACATTATTGCACCTCCTCTGGTGATGGTTGTTGCACATCCCAACAATTTAAGTTGGATG